ATATCACAAGTACCTGCTACTTTTAATTCATCTGAAAATATATGTACTTCAGTTTCAATTAATTTTGGGTTGTAAGTTTCCCACCAATCAACAAAACGTAAAAACATTTGCCATACTAATGGGTTATACATTGGATTACCACTTGGTGATAAAAAATTTAATTCTTTCCCATTAAGATAATCTTCACACATTTCATGTACTAAAGTACCTTCTTCACCTGCTTTTTTAACTATCCAATCAGCACTATAACCAACTTTTTTTAACCATTCTTGGAAAAATTTGCCTTTTGGGTAATATTGTAGTACATAGGTAATTGATGGGTAATATTTCCCATTTCGTCTATAATACCTTGAATCTGGTAGTGTGATTTGCTTTGCATCCTCACTGATTTCTAAAATCCTATTATAGGACTTTTTAATATTCTTTTTACTCATACTAGTTGTAATTTTTTTTCCATTAAATCATATTGTGTTAATGGAAATGTACTTTGGATTAAATTTGTAAAATAGGTAAATCCCATTTCACTAGGGTCTTTCCCTTCGAGTTCTACTAAGTAGACCTCCTTTCCTTCATCCATAAACTGTTCAGCAAACTTTAGTGCTTGCTTTCTAGCATCAGAATCTAGAGCAATATATATTTTCTCTACTGTTGATCTTACTATTTTCATTAATAAATTTTGTTGTAAATTTTTACCTAATAAAGGTATAGCATTACGTTTAATTGCTATTGCATCAAAAGGTCCTTCACACAATACTAATGGTAAGTCCCAATTAATAAATAATTCAAATGGAATTATATCTCTTGATGTTTCTGGATTACGGTATTTAATATATGGATCCTTTTCAAATGATCTGCCCGTAAAATAATTTAAATGACCATTCCTATCATATGAAGGAATAATAATCATATTTTGGTATCTACCAGATGTACAATATCCTAAATTATATTTAATTATATCATCATCAGTAATACCTCTATTTTTTAAATAAGATAAAGCACGTCTACCTTCAATGTTTGATGTAGTAATATCTGAGAATTGTTTAAGTTCCTCAGGTAATTTTAATTGAATTTTAGTACTATCTTTAGCTTTGTATTCTTTTTCATTACCTATTAATTTAAATAATTCATCAAATTTTTCGGATGATGCTTTAACCATTTTAAATAAAGAAGAGATTCTAGTACCTTTTTTATTACATACCCAACAATGCCATGGGTTATAACCTTTTTTATTTTCGGAAAAATTTATTTCTAATTTAGGTTTATGGTGGTTGCAATAAGGACAAGTATGAGCTTGGTTGCCTCGTGCAGTACGTTTACCAGATCCTAGTACTGAGTTTACTAGATTAATTAATAGTTCGTTTACCATGTTCCATCAATATACAAAACTAATTTTAGACATCAAAGCTATACTATTGGAAATCTTTAGTGTAAAATTTACCTAAAATATTATCATTCCAAAATTCATCTGGTTTTTCTAATACTTGATAAATCATTTGATATTTTGTTTCATAATAAGTTAATAATTTTTTACTAGATGCTGATTCTAATATTTCTCTTTCCCAATTTTCATCAGGTTCAGATTTTACAAGATCTAACATTTCTTTATTAGATCCCCAATATGTTTTCCAATCTGATTCTTTAACTGCTAATTTAAATGATGGTCTTCTACCTACTACTCCTTTATACTCTAATAATTCTTTTTTACCTAATTTAACTTTACGAGTAAAGAATAATATTTTTTTACCTATATATCTTTTACCTGTAGGTAAATGAGTTATAGAATATACAAATCCATAGGTATTATCAGGAAAGTCAGATACTGTATCTACTTCCTGGTTTTGATATGTCCAATTGTTCATTATTGATCAAAATTAACTATAATTGTTGTGTCTGTAAATTGTGAAATGGGTGCGGGGAATGAAAGTTTACCAACTGCAACTAATTGTGTATTTTCATTATATAATCCTACACAAGTAACATATGGTGAAAAATATGATCCTGTTGCAAAATCTGCATATTCTACATTAGCACTACCAGTCCCATTACTATTTTTTAATATTGTAGGATTTGTTGAGTTTCCAAATTCATTTTCTAAAATAGTACATTTATATTGACTTTCATATATAGTTATAGAAGAGGAAAATTGAATTTGGATATTATCTAAATCTGGGCTTGTATCATTACCAGTAACTTTACCCATATTATTAAGTGCAGAACCTCCATTACTACCTGTTGTTAATACAGCTATACCCTGAGAGTAAAATATCTGGCCTACTACTAAATCATTTACAGGGTTAGTAGAGCTACTTATTAAATTTCCATCACCATCATCAGTTATAAGTACGTTATTATATACAGAAGCACCTTTATAAGTAAATCTAAATGTTGTTGGTATAATTTTTTCCCCATATAATTTTTGAGGAATTGATATTGTTGTAAGTGTTGAAGCTAAGGATGCATTATTAGTATCTTTAGGATAATTTACAGTACCAATAAATCTTGATTGAGTCAATGTGGATTGTAAATAATTTTCAAATCTAGGGGATTGAATAGGACCTAAAAATTTATCATCTTCTCTTGTTGCCCCAGGTACTACGCTTGAAGTTGCAACATTATCACCTGTACTTTGGGTTAAGTAATTTGTGTAATATAGCTGTTTAGCACTATTATAAACGTTTGAATTAGATTGAGTAAAAACAAAACCAGTATCCTGATCATTTGGATCATTGTAAGGTATATTTCTACCAAAATAAACATTAATGCCTACATTAGATCCAGTGATGGCACTGCCCGAGAAATTAAATCCTTTATCTGCTAAAAAAGGAGTAAAAATTACATCCTTGGTTGTGAATTGTTTGAATGCTGTCATTCATTAAAAATCTAACTTAATTCTTACAAGTAATTCTTTGGTGAAATCTTTTAATAATGGTCTAGATAATTTAGCTACTGCTACTAATTCTTGATTATTATTATATAAACCTACTGAAGTAATGTATACTTGAGGATCATTAATAAATGAATCAAATAATACAGCTCCAGTAGAACCTGAAATAAATGATGGGTTAGTTGAGTAATTAAATTCATCTGATCTTGCTCTAACAAATACAAAATCTGATGATAGTTGTTCATTTGAATTTAATGTCCACCCTGCATTTGTAAATCCACTTGATGCTAGATTTAATCTTGTAAATAGTTTTTCTGGGTTATTATTAGCAGCATTTGAACCTCTTACTGTACCTAAATTAATACCTCCATCAGCAAAAGTACCATCTAATGCTGGTCCATTTAATAATATCATACCAACATCAGGCATAAACCAACCATATGATCCTGAGCTTGCAGTCCAACCATTTACATTAACACCTGTAAAAATAGAACCTGCTGATCCTGATACTAAATTAAATATTCTTCCGGCTTCTGAAAATACTGCTGCTCCACCTAAAGCACTATCATCTGTAAGAAATAATCGTTCAGTAGTACCAGATCCTGATAGACATAATGTCATTGTTCCTGGTAGTAATTCTTCTTTATATCCTGATCTTTCAACAGGTAAAGAATAAAAATAAGATGCTGATTGGTTACCAAATACAAATGTATTTTCTTCATCACCTACAATTAATGATCTATATTGACCGTAATTTGTTCTTGTTGGGGATAAACCAACAACATTTGGGTTATATGCTAAGCTACCACTACCATCTGCATCACAATAAGCAATTGCAAATTGCACTGATCCTGTAGCTGCTGCACCATAATATATGTTATAGTAAAATTGCCCTGTAGTACTTGCTACTTGAACTGAAGATGTAAAATAAGCATTTAATGTTGGTGAATTATTTAACCAAACTGTATTGGTTACATTTTCATTACTTATAAGTAAATCTCTTGGGTCTAATGTCTGAAATGCTCCGGCCATGTTTTATTTTTTTATGATGTTTTAGTAATATTAATTGGAACTTGTAACCTTGCACCTGAATCTCTACCTACAATAGTTAATAAACTATATAATGTTGAAGTAGAAGCTCCTACAGTACCATATAATGTATTTACACCAGTTGCTACTAATGTAAGTGTAGTTCCTATTACTGTTTTTGATACATCTGTTCCATTGGTTGTAGATGAATTTAATGTTTTTGCTGCTGTTGTATCAACTCCTGATCCTATTACAGAACTAAATTGTCTTACATCACTTACTGTAAATACATAACCTGATGATTCTACAACAGTATTACCACCTAAATAATTTAAAGTTTGAGGTCTTATTGTTGTTTGTGATGTTTGTTTTAATTTAATTAATGCTAAACCTATGTCAAGTACTGGCATTTTAGCTGTGTCTCTTGGAAGAGTTGCTAATTTATATTTTAGCATTTGTTGTTCATCTGGGAATGCTTCTAGTAAAGGCATATTTTGAATAGCTTCTCCATAAAAAGCTGATCCTGATGGATTAGTTGGATTATAAAGTGTATAATCTATTTCATCATCAGATAAAGCGAATTGTGTAATATTAAAAGAACCATCTCCTCTTGCTAGAAGTTCTCTGCCTTTTGTTGTTAAGATAGCATCTACTGTTACTACCTGATTATTTAAATATCCCATTTGTTATATTATTTTAGTTATAAATATATGATTTTTTAGTTTCTACTCCAAGCTATATTAATCTACTGGACGTTGTCCTTTAGTTTTTGGTATTGGTGGAGCAGGGTTTGCATTTTTAGCTTTTAATTGGTTAATTAATGTTAATACGTTTCTATTTTGTGTTGGACTAAAATCACCTGGAATTATATATCCTGAAGGTGTAATAGTTTGAATACCTCTTGAATTAGGTGGTGCTGATTGGTATATTATAACTCTATCATCTGCATTTACTCTTCTCCTTATAGTAAAATTATATATAAGATTATTAGTGAAATTAAAGTTTAATGGATCTGGATGAACATGAATTTCATCATATATATTAATTTTATTAGGGGCACCAGGTAGTCCTGTAGATTTTAAAGCTCTATAATTAGTAGTAATACTTGAAGTAGGTACACTTGTAACAGTAAAATCTTGAGTTTGTAAAACTTTTTGTGTAGCACTACCTGTAGCATATGTTACTCTAATTTCATCATTTGGTTGTATTAAAAATGGTAAATCAAAATCTTCATACTCATTTAAAGCTATTGCAGATTCATTTGCATTTTGATTAATTGACTCTGAATAATTAAAGGTAAAATAACTTCTATTATCATTAATAATACTTTTTACATCTTTTAAACCTTGAGGAATACCAAATCTTTGATCCTGAGTATCTGTTGTATTAGCATTTGCTATAAACCCTTTGCTTACTCTTTGATTAAATGAATGCATTAATCCTAAAACTGGTCCTGTTAAATATTGGTTTGCAGCTGGTAGACTAACTCCAGCGGATCCTGTTACTCTAAATAAATCTCCCCCTAATCTAAACATGCTTGAAGATGCTTCTAACCAAGCAGGAACACCATTACTTAAAACAAGTCCTTGTGTGTTACCATAACTAGCGTTAGAATTAGGTCCTACTGCTGCTAAATATCCAGGACCACCAAGGGATAAGAAACTAGCAGTTGTAAAACTCATAGTAGAAAGAAATTCATCTGGTAAATTTTGGTTTGTTAATAAAGTATTATATTCTAATCCACCTTGGTAAATTACATTATCACCTACTTTTAAAGCTGTATAATTAACAGTTTCTCCTTTTTTTAAGAAAGATAACTCATCAGCAGAAGCTGAGTATTGTATTGACCCATCATCATAAGCTATAGATGCTTTTCTACCTACTTCAAATGTACTTGTTACATCTGTTAAATTATTATTACTACCATCAATGTTAATAACTACAGGATTTTCAGGTGCTTTTGAACCTAAAATTTCAGTTGTAGGACATTGTATTAATTGGTTAATTCTAAATGTATAAGTCCCATCTAATTCTCTATTATCTTTTGATGAAACAAAACGTGCGAAATAAATTGGGTTTTTATTAATAACAGCTTGGTTACCATAACTTACATCACCAGGATAGGCACTACTTGTAAGTGATTGTGTAGGTGAAATTGCATTAAATGTTTGTTGAGATGATTGTGAAATTATACTACCACTTAAATTATTTAAATATAAAATTGAAGCTGAAGCATCAGTGTAAAAATTATAATCTGCACTAAAAATTTCTGTTCCATTATATCTAGGATTTGTCCAAGCTTTTGAAACATATAAACTATCAGGAACATCTGCTTTTTCAGCAATTCCACTTCTAATTGATGCAATATTAGATGGAATAGTTGCTCCATCATCAAATTCTACCTTTTCAATGTAAGTATTTTTAATACTTGAAGTAGCGTTATTTATTAAAGGGTTAAATGCTGTATTGTAAAAATTTGCTTCATCTGGTAATTGTGGGTTAAATGGAACAAAATTAGATGGGGTTGTTTTTGGTGTAAAACCTTTATCTTGATACATATTTCCAGCATATGGGGTACCTAGTAATATTGGACTTGGTCTTTCTTTAAAAATTAAAGATGTATCTGGATTGTAACTAAATCCTATCATTTGACTTCCAGGAGTTGCAATAATTCCTTGTTCAAAATTTTTACTACCAGCACCCTTTAAATTTGTAGAATTTAATTGAAGTGCTGGGATAGTTGGATATGGTTGATATGATGTTAATGAACCTGTACCTGCATAAACAAAACCACTACCTGTAGGTGGAATTTCTGGAATTGTGAAAGATGGGTTTTGAAGTAATGTTGATTGATTATTAGTAATTTCACCATTTGCTCCTAGACTAAGTCTATTAAATACTACATGAGTTGGAGTGTATTGTCCAATATCATAAAGATTTGATGAAGTCCAAGCTGTTGGAAGCATATATATACTACCAGTTCCTATACCTTCTACTGTAT